CGCTTTAGGCTCTATCAATCCAACCGAGTTTAGCAAGGCATCGCAGACCATTGACATAGAAACAGAACTGGTTCCATATATGATTGATGATTTGAACGATAAGGTTACTACGGCTGTCTCCGCTGTTAGTGGTGGTGTATGGTCAAGACGTGAGGGCATTATGTTTGCTGGGAACGCTGATAGGGTAGAAGAGGAGCTTGCAGAAATCAAGGAGGAACAAGCGGCAAAGAATAACAATGCAGCGTCTCCTAACTCCAAAGGATAATTCATTACTTCATGTTCTTATCGTACTATTGAGCGGAGCTAATTTAGTTCCGCTTTTTTATTGCTAAATTCTATATTGTAGAATATAATCTTTGGAAAAATTTTATAATTCAAAATTAATTCATATTTTTGCATCAAACAAAAGAGGTATGAGGATTGTATCACATAAGAAATTGAAAGAGTTCTACGAGACGAAAGGCTATGAAGATTCACGCATAGCCTTAGAACGTTGGTATGATATAGCGGAAAAAGCTGAATGGAAGAACCTATCAGACATTAAAGTGGATTTTCTTTCTGCTGACTATGTAGGCAACCAACACTACGTTTTCAATATCAGAGGCAACAACTATCGGTTGGTTGTCGTTGTTAAGTTTACAATTGGGTACGTCTTCATTCGCTGGGTTGGTACTCATAAAGATTACGATAAGATAGATTGTTCAACCATTTAAGAGATAGAAGTATGAATAAAGTAACGAAAGAACAGTATGAATTTGCTTTGGCGAGAGTGGAGGAACTTCTGCCATTGGTTGATGACAATACGCCTTCAAATGATAAGAATGCGGTGGAGCTTACAGTTATGTCCGATATTGTGATAGCATACGAAAAAGAACATTATCCGATAGAAAAACCGACTGTTGCGGAATTGATAGAGCTATCCCTTGAAGAGAAAGGGATGAGTCAAAAGCAACTTGCTGGTGAGATTGGAATAAGTCCATCGCGTGTGAATGACTATATTTCTGGACGTTCGGAACCGACCCTCAAAATTGCGAGGTTGCTATGTCGAGTTTTGAATATTCCTCCTGCTGCAATGTTGGGTTTCTGATTAGTTCATAAGAAGAATATTTAGGCGTGATTCCATTCGGTTTCACGCCTTTTTTATATCATTTTACGACAATCGTTTCATTGTCGTGTATCACCTATCTGATAATTTTTCACCTTCTTTATAAATAACGAAATTTACCGTAGAAATTTATAAATCAAATTCATACGGTATGACAATCTTAGAACAAATCTTGGCAGGGCTACAACAGAAATTCGCTGGGGTGGACACTGCTATCTTAACCCGAATCGCTACTAAAAAGGCAGAGGGTGTAACGGACGAGACAAAGGTAAACTCCATTGTTGAGGGTATCAGTTTTTCGGACGTGCTTAACTCCTATGGTGATTTCCGTGCCGGGGATGCTTCAAAAACAGCAGTGACTAACTACGAGAAGAGGCATAACCTTAAAGACGGTAAGCCAATCGAGACTACCACTACTACCAAAACGGAAGAGAATAAAGACGATGTGCCTGCATGGGCGCAAGCTTTAATTGACTCCAACAAGAACCTTTCTGATAAGCTAACACAGTTTGAAGCAGAAAAGGCTCAAGCAACACGTAGCCAGCAGATTTTGGCAAAGGCAAAGGAGTATGGTATTCCCGAAAACTACGCCAAACGATGCGCCATTAAGGACGATGAGGACTTGGACGCATACTTCAAGGACTTGAAGCAGGAGTTTGCGAATGATGGCTTTAAGGGTGTAGTTCCTCCAGATACAGCAAAAAAAGAACTGGAGAATGAGACTCAGGCGTTTGCGAAAATGATTGCAGACGACACTAAAGAAATTGTAGAACAACAAAAACAGTGATTTTATGGCAGCAGGATTTAAGTATAATCTTGAACCGGAAGTTGAGCAGGAAGAACGCTACGACGTAGAAACCGGACGCAGACGCAGAGGCCCGTACAAGTTGGACACAACCAACCTCGTTGTCGGCTCGTACTTGCCCTCATTCACACCGATTGCAGCTGACTTGGTGAAGAAAACATCCCAAGTGGCTATCCGTGTGGAAGTATATGAAAAGTTTACAACAGGTTCCAATACCACATTGAAAATCAAAAAGAACTCTTTGGCTTACAAGGGTATGCACTTGGGTAACGGCGCACATGGAGCGACAATTAATGCTATCGACAAGTCTGACAAGGCTTTCGATAAATTGACACTGGCGGCAGACTTCGGGGAGGATTTGGAAGCTGGAACAGTTCTTTATGAAGCAACGGCAGCAGACGGAACTACTCCGAAGGTTATTGCAAACTCAGCCCTGTATGAAAGGAAACAGGTAGAGGACGGTATCGTGTTGGTAGCTCTTCTGATGCGCGCGTTTGAAATTGAACCTACCAAGCTGGCAATGCCTTTCGCTGATATTGACAAGGCTAATATGCCGCATTTCCAGTTTAATGCTCCAGATGTTAGACAAGAAAAAGAAACCGTATCTATTCCAAAGGCTTCTTCCAGCCAGGATGGCTTGATGAGTAAGGAAGATAAAGCTAAATTGGATGGTGTTGCATCACAAGCTAACAAATTTACATTAGCAGCAGCTACTGCTTCCGCACTTGGAGGTGTAAAACAGGGTGTTAAAGTGGATGATGCTACTGGGCAAGAAGATGCACATACGAAATTGAATGCTCTTTTGGCGTCTTTGAGAACAGCAGGTGTAATCGCAACAAAATAAAGGAAGGAGGACTAAGATATGATGCTAACTATTCAGACATTGTTTAATGACCCGAACATTGTAAATGCAGTGATTCAGCGTGTCCTCCAAACGAGAAAGGACACTATCTACTGGCGGCAGTATCTTGACTTCCGCAGAACAACTACCCGTGTATTCAAAGACTACATTGGTCAGGTTACGGGTGTGATGGCCGGTTCCATCAACTCCCGTTATGGTGAAAAGCCTATCCGTGAACGTAGGAATATTGGTTCGGGATATGGCGAAATCGCCTATTTGGGTGATAGATACCAAATCTCAATCGACCGCTTGTCTGATTTACAGGACTTGATAGACAAGTATAATGCTGCCAAACCGGAAGACCAGAAGGCTGCCATGCGTGACATCGTGGACTTCATCTATGACGATTACCGTCAGGTATTGCTGGCACCACACAAGCGTATGGACATTATCGTAGGCTCTCTGTTGATGACTGGAGCAGCAAGCGTGAAGAACAAGGACGACAATGCCGGAGGAATTGACTTATTGAACATCGACTTGCCGTTCAAGTTTATCAAGCCGGACACAGAGGATAAAGACTATTTCGTCACTTACTTGCAGCAGAAACTGAATGAACTGAAATCTATTTACGGCACATTCCCCAAGATGATTATGAGCCGTGGCACATTCGTCAAGAACATCATCGGGTCAAGCGAGTTCGGTGATAAGTTCAAGATGCAGCTTACAGGCAACGAGATGTATATGTCCACCGGGATTATCACTTCGCAACTGGCTTCTGCTATTTTTACGGGTATCGGACTTCCGACTATTGAAATCAAGGAAGATTATGTGGTAGACCAAACAGGTAAGAATATCCCCATTTATGCAGATGGTCGTATTTCCCTGCTTCCGCAGGATAAAATCGGTTATATGCGCTTCCACACTCCTTATGAAGCTGTGGATGGTGTACCGGGACGTAATTACACTCAGGCAGATGGCGATATGCTGATTTCAGGTTACAAGGATGGCAATGGTCGCTATCTGGAATACACAGCCGAATGGATTCCGCAGATTGCGAACCCGAACCTGATTGTGAACTTCGATTTGAGTGAGATGAACGCATGACAGTAAACGATTATATATTACAGAAGTTTCAGACCTTCGGCGTTAACTTGTCGGAGGCTGACCTTTTCGATATATGTCTGAACGCAAAGATAAGCGGAGGGGGTGAGATGAACGAGGATTGCCAAACACGGGTGTCGGTGGCAATTGCGAAGTTCATCCCCTCTCTATTGCTTCGTGCCACTTCCATCAGCGAAAGCGGTTTTTCTATGTCTTGGAACATTCAAGGCATTAAGGATTACTATTCATTTCTGTGTAAACAGTACGGTTTGAAAGACGAACTGAGTAACAAACCTAAAGTGACTTTTTTATGATATTCGCTCCACACATATTGCAGGTAAAAGTTATCACTCCGATGGCTAAGGATGAGTTCGGAAGACCCATTCCCGGTACAGGTGGTGAATACTGGCAGGAGGTATGCAAATGCCGTTGTGATGATGTAAGTGCGGAAAAGAAAGTATCTATCAATGGTGCTTTGTATGATTTCAAGTACAAGGTAGTCTTTGACAAGCCGTCAAAGGTTGAAGCAGGTGCAGAGGTTCGTTGTTTGAATGCCGATGGAAGCATAAGAGGTGAAGGAGTTGCTAAAAGCCCTTTGGAAACAAACTATTTTTCCTATAGAGTAATATGGTTGGAATAGATGCAGACTTTTCGGATGTTGACCAGTTCTTTGAGGACGGAACAAGCGAAGTCGTTGCTGGCATGAAAGAAGAGGGAGAGGCATTTGTTGAAGATGCAAAAGCTACCGGAAACTATCAAGACCACACAAAACATTTGAGAGAATCGAATGATTATGAGGTTAATGAAGATGGCTTAATTCTGAAAAACGAAGCTGATTATGCTTCATTCGTGGAATCCAAAGGATTTGAAGTTGCAGGAAGTGCAGCGATAAGGACAGAAAAAAGATTGAAAGATAGATTTGAACGATGATAGTAACCACCGACATAGGAAACATCCTCTACCGGGACTGCAAGATTTTCGGAATAGACATAGTACCAGCAGGAGAAACGCTGACGGGTGAATTGAAGTCCGAAAGGATTGTCATCCACACGAAGAAACAACAGCCGGGAACTTATTGGAAGAAATCTTTCGCAGAAGTGAATCTATGTGTACCCAATTTAAGCGAGAATGAAGCGAACACAATCCGGCTTAACGAACTTGAAAGAAAGGCTGGCAAGCTGTTTGATGATGTAGTAAGCACCTATGATGGTATGACATATCGTTACTCTATTGATTCTATCGGTACAGAAGCGGACACAGCTTTGAAGTGTCATTATGTGAATGTGAGAATTTTGTTTAATGTATTAAATGTAAAATGATATGATTACAGCAGTAGAAATTGACGAACTGTATTATGCAGAACCGATTAAAACGGTTACTACTCCAGCTGCCGGATTAACAGGCGCAGAAGTAGCCACCATCTTGAAAAACGCAGCAACGAAGCGGGTCAAGAATGTGCATGGTGACACGTATCAATACGAAGAAGCAGAGGCAAGTGTAACTCGTTACAAAAACGCTTTGACTGGTGAGTACTACCGGGAAACGTCTGAACCGGGTGAGGTGAAAATCAACTTCACCATTGGTGAGTATGATTATGCTACAAAGGCTGATTTACAAGGTGGTAAAGCCACAGAAAAGAATTGGGAAAGAGGCAAGTATAAGCCTATTCATAAATGTGTGATTGGTAAAACCAAAGACGGAGTTTATGTTGTGTTTCCGAAAGCGGCTATCAATGCCCGTGGCTCTAATACCGATAAGGCTGTCGGATTGGCTGTTTCGGCCGTTCCCCTTTCCACAGGTGTAGATGGATTGGCTTCCGAAAAGTGGTTTGACGAATCGGAAGTTGTAGTGCCGGAAGGTTGATAATTTTTCAGTAAAAGGATTGTTTTCAGATGGCGGTGGGTGGTTGCTCACCGCCTTTTTAATTTAATGTTATGAATAATCAAGCAGCAAAAACGGTTTCTGATGCCCTATTAGGGCTGGATTTTAAAAATGTAGGGATAGGTGGAATCGTTTATACCATCAAACCGCCTACAATTAAAGTTATCTGTCGTGCCATTCATCATTTTTCCAATATCGCCCTGCGAGGAGATAATATCATGGAGGCTATTAAAGAGCTTCCTAAAGCTACTGAAGATATGCTGAAAGGTATTTCATGCTTCATCTGCGGGAATGATAGTTTGGTCAAAGAATTGGAGAACGGCACTTTTGAAGAAGTCAAAGATGCCTTGGAAGTCTGTTTCTCTATGATGGATATTTCGGCTTTTCAGTGTGTCAGCTCGATGAGGAACGTGTCGATGCTGGCAGCAAGACCGAAACAGTAGGAAACGCAACGTTCTTCGGGCAGATAGCCCATTTGATTGACACGCTTCATCTGAGTTATACAGAAGTGTTTGAGGTTATCCCTTATCGGAATTTGCTGATGATGCAACGGGATAAATTACACGCAGTATATGGTGGTCAAAAAGTGAATAGAATCAGTGGTAAGGAATTGGCTAATCGTAGGAAAAAGAAATAGATATGGCGAAATTATATTTTAAGGTA